ACGCGCACGCCGTTGCCAGCCACGCGAGTGTTGGCATACACAGCGAAGCCGCTCTGACGGATGCGGCTGACTTCGGCGCGGAGGTTGCCCACGCCCAGTTTGCGGGCCTTGCTCTCAGTGAGTTTCTCACCGTTTTGCAGGTGGGAGAAAACACGGAAGGTCTTGGTTTCGGGATTGATGTTTTTCACAGATTTACCTTTCTCAAAAATGGCTGCACCGTGCAGCGTGTTGTTACTATAGCAGGTGCTGACTATGTGGTCAACTGTTTTGGCGAGATTCCAGCTTGACAGGATGTATCAGCATGCCCTGTCCAGTGTTGCGATGGTGCCACAACCAGAATGATTGGTCAATGCTGAGGCGCCACTCACCGTTGAATCCCAGATATCGCGCATGTGGGTGACCGTCTCTGTCATTTTGGTAGTGCGCGAGATGGTTGTAGGCATCGGTCATGTGCCAGGCACCTATGCTGACGTCCCGGATGATCACTGCCACTTCATGCGGTTCCTGATAGGTCTTGCCACACATAGTCACCGTGATGTCAAAAGCATCACGGGCATCTATGGTGGTCTGACTCAGACTCGTCAACGCGCCGCGGTGGTGGCCTATGTGGACGTGGCCCTGCGGATCGCCCACAAGCTCCAGGCACACTGTGACCTCCAGTGTTGGATCAGTAGCCCGCAGTTCGGAAAAGGTCAGCATATTGGGGTAGATAATCCAGCACGGAGTTGCCGCGATGTTGGTCTATGCGTCGTAGGTATTGTGCCAGATCCCCGATCCTGTGACTTTCGTCGGGCTGATCGCGCAGATAGGCGCAGTAGCTCAGTGCATCTTCCACCAGGTGCTGTTCCAGGAATCCCGGATGGCGCGTGTTGTAGATCCTGGTGTGATGTTGGGTGTGATGCGTGTCACACCAACTCTGCAATCGATCCGCTACGGCATGCCGGATGGGCTGGGGCAACACCGTGGGCCTCATGAATTCTGGGCGCTCTAGGAAATTACAGGCTTCGATGGCCAGGCCCTGTTGCCATGCGTATTCATACATGTCCACGAGGTCATGCACCGTGAGCAGTGTAGGCGTGACACGTATGGTCATCCACCATCGCTGTTGGATCACCAAGTCCTGCCATCTCTGCAGAGTTTGCTGTATCACCCGGATATCACTGGGCCAGCGCACATAGTCATTGAGTCGGGTGAGGCTTTCGATGCTGACATTGACATGCACATTGCGGAACTGTTGTAGCAGCGCCATCACTGGTCGGGGCCAAACCGTGAGGTTGGTGGTGAATCCCAGGTGTGTTTCTGCATGGCCCGACGCCAACAGGGCCTCTAGGATCTGGGCGAACGCTGGCATGATCAAGGTCTCACCACCTATGAAGTGCAGGTATCTCAGGCTGGGGCTGCGAGCCAAGGTCTCTACAAACCGCGTGACCAGTTCTGGATCATCGCTCCAGCTGCGAGGCACTGAGGTGATCATGCCCAGTTTGGCCTGTTCGGCGGCTATGCGGCTGCTGTAATCGGGTCTGCAGAACAGGCATGCGCTGTTGCAGTAGTTTCCCAGTTCGATCTGCCAGTCCTGTGGCCACTGTGTGGTGGCACCATCATGATCCGCACTGTGCGCGAATTCTGGCCAGAATGGGCTGGTGCGCACACTGGTGCCAAGATCATCAGGCCATACACCGGCTTTGATCATCTGGCGCTGCCGGCCACTGACCTTGTCGTGTGCTTCCATAGCCAAGCACTCGCGGCATTCGCTGCGACTCTGGCCCGCCAGCATGTCCTGGCGCATGCTGTTCATGCCGCGCTGGAAGAACTCTATGGGATGCGTGGTTTGGATCTGCACACCGCTGCCATGATTGGTCCAGCGGCACACGCCAAACTCGCCCGTGGGCTGTATCTGCATGTGGAACCACGGGCTGGGGCAGAAATGTCTGGAAAAGTCCTGGGCCATCAGTCCCGCGTGACACCACTGATGTGGTCGCAGATGCCCAGATCCAGGGCAGCCTGTGCGGTGAGCCACACGTCCTGGGGCGGTAACAAGATCTGTTCAATGTCTTCGGCTTCCATGTCCAAGCACCGCTGATAATGCTGGATCATGCGGTCATGCGCCTGCTGGAATTCTTTGATGCTGGCAAACAACTCATGTGCCTTGCCCTGTGTGCTCCAGCTGAACTGGTGGCTCAACACCGACGTGTTGGGTGTCAGCACCCTGCGCCCACGCGTGCCAGCCAGGAATATCATGAGACCCGCACTGCTGACCTCGCCTAGGCCAATGGTCTTGATGGGTATGGAGCTGCTCATCATGACATCGATCAGTGCAAAAGCGTCTTCCACATCACCGCCCGAACTACAGATCAGCATGATCAATTCTTTGCGCCGGGGTCGGGCTATGTGATTCTCATACAACACCCACTCTATGGCAGGTTTACAGGTTTCCTCGCCTATGTCGCCGTACAAGGTGAACATTCCGATGTGCTGCAGCGCCTCGCGCGGATTGACGTTGTCTTTTTCGCTCATAGCTAGATAGGAAAGGATAGCATGACAATCATGCTATCCTGTGCATTGCAATATTTAGCTGATTACTGCTGGTTGCGTTGGGGCTCGATCTGCATCTCTTGGAATGCCTGCCCTGCGCGTTGATTCATGCGCGCGGTGTTGGCACGCCGATCCCGATCGCCCTGAACCTGGTTGGCCTGTCCTGTGGGCAAGGCCAACAGCACATAGGTGCGGAATCTACCGTTTTCTGCGATGTGCTGCATGTCCACGGTTTCAACACCAGTGATATCTACGCTGGGGCAGATGCTCTGGATAGCCAGTTCGGTCTGCTCAGCAGTGGAATTTTCACTGTCCATGAGGAACATGCGGCTGTTCTGATTCACGCGCCCGCCCGCTGCCATACAGATCTTGCCATAGGCCATGAGCTTGGCTTTGTTGGCGCTCATGCCCATGTCTGAACTCACTGCAGTGCCGTTGGCATACACCGCATTGTTGCTGCGTGGCAGCTCAGTCATCCAGTCTGGGGCTTTTTTGATGGCCTGCACAGCGGCTTTGTCGCGCCGTTCTTGATCCCGTTCCACGCGCCGATCAAACCGGTCTGAACTGGTGGTGCCGCACGCTGTGAGAGCCGCTACCAAGGGTAATACCACTAAAAGTCGTTTCATTTTGCTAGTTCCTGTGAAGTTGATTTAATAGATTCTACACCATGATCCAGTATGCGGGCCACACCGCTGAATCCCACGGTGGCTACCACAAGCCCTGTGACAAAACCCAAAACAAACATTTTCATGTCAGCGCGTCCTGACCCACTCGCCGGCTTTCTGTAGATCTTCGCCGGCGCCGTGCATGGCATGTCCTATGGTGCTACAGCCCGATGCAGCCACAGCCATCAACACCACGATAGAGATTAGGATTGGTTTCATGTCAACTCCTTGTTGTTGCAATGATTACAGTATAAACAAAGGGGAATTTCTGGTCTATCAAAAACGGTCAACCACTGCCCAACGCCCATCTTGCACCTCGCAGATTATGCCTTGCCAAGTGCGCACGTCCGATCCCGCCATGCCCGATTCCAGGAACCAACGGCATTGGGTGCCGTTGTGTTGGAAAGCACGTGGAAATTCTGGGTGCGGACGGTATTGATCCAGCTGTGCCACGGTGCCTACTTCAGCCCGCCTCAGTGTGCGGAACCGATCGTCGTCGTCGCATACCATGAGGCTCTGATTGGTGACTTGGCTGCGTCCTATGCGATCCACAGCATCACGCTCGGCACGCATGGCCGCTGCAGCACAGGCCTGTTGCACAGTCTGTTCGTCTCGCCAGGTTTCGCTGCCATAGGCATCAAACCACACATTGTCCACGCGTATACGGAATCTCACATGGCATTGCCGGGGTGGCCCATCAATGATTGTGCGTACCGGAGCTGTGCGCTGACTCACGTTCACTGAGCTCCGTGTCAAGGTCTGATCCACCATCCTGCACTCAGCGGCCACTGCCACAGGTATCAGTGCCGCTGCACCAGTTGCCAACCATTTCATGGACATTGCCTCAAGAGCTGAAGGTTGTAATTGATCTGGCGGTTGATCTCACCAGTGCCAATCTCGGCCCTGCGCCGATGTTCATCGGGCTGGGTATACTTGTGCCAGAAATGCGTGATGTTTTTACCATAGGCCATGAGCTGTTCGTCGGGCGTCTGGCGCATGCTCTGCAACATCTCGATCTGTTGCTGTTTGATCCGGCAATCGGGTTGGAAATAATTCAAATCCGTGGCCGCCATGGGCACGCGATGTACTGGGGTGTCCACGGTATAGGCACAGCCGCTAGATACCGCGGCAGTTGTAACGCAGGCTCCAAAGGCGATGACGGATCTGGCTTTGTTGATGTTCATAGTTGTCCTGGCTCTGCATGTGGTTACGGGGCACGGCTCTCTGCTGTTCCAGCCAGCGATTGATGGCAGCAAAATTGGCACAGTCCGTGGGCATAATCTGTACATCTACCGGTGCAGGACGATGCTGGGCGCAGCCCGCTGACACCGCAGATGCCAACAACACTGCTAGGATTGATGTTTTCATGTGTGCAGTATAGGCTATCGAGATTTATCGGTCAAGTCCACAATGCTTGTCTTACTTTGATCAGACGGATCATCATGGCTTCGTCTTCGGCTTCATAGGCTGCTTCGATCTCACGACTGCGATCCAGTGCTGTGCGACACATCTCGGCCATCTCTGGCGAGTCATCTTCGGTGTCTAAGAGGTCATAGCCTCGGTCCCTGCGCAGATCACAGTAGGCGCTCCAGCCACTGGCATCATGCACATCGGGACGATGAGGATAGACTTCTTTCCACCAGGTGTAGAGTTCCAGTATTTCTTTGGCGGCTTGGGCCTGATAGGTGGGCTCTTCGGTCTCGCCTTCTTGGATGTATTCTCTGTTGGTGAGAGTCGAGGCCCAGCGTAGGTATTCCAGGCCAGCCTCGGCACAGCGCCAGGTGCGCCAGCGAAAGAAACCACGGCGCCACCAAGGCACTTGATATTTCTCACGCGCTTCTCGGTCCCATAGGCAGTGATGCCAAGCCTGTTCCACTTCCACGAAGTCCACCAGTTCGTTGAACAAGCAAGGCAGGAAACGATTGCCCACGTCGCGCCACTCACCGCGGGGTATGTCACGCGGGTGTGCAGTGAGGCAGTGGGTACGGCTGACCCAGCGATTGTTGATGTAGTAACGCACGTCGTGGAATCGGTCAGCAGGCCAATTCACGAAGTCTTGTGCGTAGTCCAACCCTTCCTCTACGATCCAATAACGGATGGGGTGAGTGTTTTTGGCTGCTTCTTTCCAAAGACGCCATTCTTTGCTGGTACCCGCGCTGAGTTTGGGCGTACCTCGTAGCCAATCTGCGAATCGGCTGCAGCTCCAATAGTTAGACCTCATGTTACTCGGGCTCCTATGTAAGTCAGCATGGTCAGCAGGGCCAGGCCAGTCATGCCCAGGGCCAAGGCCACCACGGTGAAGATCACGCAACAGGAGAACACGCTCCAGCGCGCAGTGAGTTCGGTTTGATTTTGTTCGGCCCACTGCCATGCGCGTTGCAAGGGCAACAGCACCAGCGTGGCTAAAACACGGGCGATACGCATTAAATTTTCCATGATAGTGCTATTATACACTGTCAGGAATTAATGGTCAACCGGAATCTAACTGGTTCGGGACTTGGGATCAAACGGGCGCAATTGGTCGCCCATGCCAGTGATGCAGAACAGATCTGGACCTACCTGTTCCACCAGGGTCCAGGTTCCGGTTCTAGCATTGCCAAACAGCACGGCTTCGAGATCCGTGGGCTGTCCGGCTATGTCGCGCACGCTGTTCATGGTCATCATGGGCAATTCTTGGAACCTCTGCAAAGTGCTTTTCATGAGGTCCCAGTCCGCACAACGACTTTCGAACTGGGTGATTTTCACATCAGCGGCGCTGACAGGCAGCATGGCCGCTGTGATCACAGCGGCTAGGATTGTTTTGAGCACGATTCGGGGTCACAGTCAGTGTAGTCAACTCGATTGGTGGCAGCAGGTGCAGAATCTTCATAGCTGCTGTCGGTGTTCATCTTGGTGCTACCCAGCATGATGCCGCTGAGCGTGCCAGTGAGGAACGTGGCTATGGGGATGATCAGCTCAAAGAATTTGGCGTCAACTGGGCTCATGGCATTGAGTGGTTGGGGCACGAAAATAATACTATACAGCACCACGAACACGATTCCTACCAGTGTCATGGCCAGACAGGCACCTATGAAAACCTTGAGTCGGGTCATGAGTTCATCATTGCTGTAACGGGTGGTCATTGCTTGGCTCCTTTGGCTTGGCGTTGTAGTTCTGCCATGATCTCAGGGCCCAAGACATCTTCGGGGCATTCTTGATTGACCATGCAGCGGGGTTTTTGGCATTCGGCTTCTTGCCAGCGATCTATGTCGTGGCAGGCGTATCTGTAGTGATCTGAGCAGCCCGCAATCAGCAAGGCAGCCAAGGCGACTGTGGTAATTTTCATAGTTCGCTCCTTGCAATATTTACCATTTTCCTGCAGCAGAACCCTGGCCCAGCGCCCAGCTCACCATGATCCAAATCATAGTGGTTCCAGCCATTAGGATCACACCGCCTATGCTCCATACTTTTATGGCTTCAAAAAAATCCCGGCGGCGTTCCATCTGATCGAATATCATCTTCTGGCGTTTTTCTGTGACCTCGCGCCGCATGCGCCGGAACTCGTCATAGCCGTCGCGACCCAGGTGATTGAGCTCCCCATAGGTAAACATATGGTAGATTTCTTTTTCCATGTCAATGATTTTTTGTTTGGCCGCGTACATGTCAAATGCTTCTGCGGTCTCGCTCTTTGCAAACGTGATTTTGTCCCAGAGACCTGGGCGTTTTGAACGCATTTCCATGGAGGCCACAGCTCGATGGAAATCGCCTACGTGGCCAGCCCACTCCGACAGCTGGCTATACACATCCTGGACCTCGCGGCCCAGTTCTACTGCTTTCTTGACACCTTCAAACGCTGCGGTGGCCGCGGCTATGATTGTGATTGGATCCATACACACTTCCTCCCGTGTCGTCGCGACAACTCGGTGCTGATGGATCACACCAGGCAGCCGGCCATTGTTGTAGTTGTTGTCGCGGCCGACTCCGACTTAGTGCATATTTACGAACAGCGGAGTAAAAATTTAACCGCGCAGTCTTGTCAAGGCGGCCCAGGTGCGTGTCATGTCTGCACAGGTATAGGTCTGATAACTGGCACGGAGATGTTCAGGCATGGGTATCTCTTGGATGGGGCGACCGAACTGCCGTGCCACGTCAAGGAAGCTCTGTGTGCGACCGGTGCCAATGTTGAAAATACCGTCTTGATCAATGTCAAGGAATCGCACATGGTAATCCGTCACTGTGTCCACGGGCACGAAATCTCTGCGATAGGTTTGGCTGTTTTCAAACACACGGATCACTCCGTGTTCACGGGCCTGCTGGGCGAACTGACAGAATGGTGATGCCTGTGTGCCTTTGTGTTCCTCACCTGGACCATAGACATTGAAGTATCGGAACCCTTGTACTCTGATGCCGCGCGCATGGGCCTGTGATGATTTGTTGCTGGCATACCTTTCAAATAGGTATTTGCTCCAGCTGTATCCATTGCGCGGATCAGGTGGGGCAGTTTCCCGGAAGTCATTGCCTAGACCATACACACTGGCCGAGCTGCTGTATTGCATGTTGACACCATGTTGGATACATTGATCCAGCAGGCCGCAGCTGAATTCATAGTTCTGCGTCATGAGACGGTTGATGTCTGATTCAGCAGTGCTGGAAATAGCACCCATGTGTATGACCCAGTCATGGCCTCGTAGGTCAAACGGCTGGTCTCCCCACTCCCAGGTCGTGACTTCGTGATCAACTAGAGCACGCACCATGTGTGATGCTATGAAACCCCGATGTCCTGTGACCAGTATCTTCATATTGAGCCGTGATATTTACTTTGGTAAATAGGCACTAGGAGGATTATATGGAAACAATCGTACTCGCATTAGTGATCATCGCGCTGGCAGGCACCGCGATATGGTATTACAGCCGTCCCGTCCAGGATGCCAACAACGATGTCAAACACACCCGTGATCAACGCGATCTAGAGTTAAGTTTGAATTCGGAATCAGCGGCACGCGCTGCCAACGCTGTGGAAAAAACCACTCGGTCGCGTAAAAGCACTGCCAAAAAACCCGCGGCCAAAAAACCCGCTGTCAAAGCCACCAAACCCGCGGCACGCGCTGCCAAACCCCGCACCACCAAAAAATCAGTCTAACAGTCCCACCTGGCGCAGGAAACCATCACGCGCCAGGTTCTTGCCCTTGGCTTCGCATTCCATGTCAAAGTCTGGCAAGAATGTCGCAGCCCACTCATTCACAGCGGTGTTCCAATAGAAGTCGCTGTGGGCGCGCAGTTTTGATCGGGTGAAACCAGCAGCAACAAGAGTCTCAAGATCTGGTCTAGTTCCGGTACAATGACCGACGAGAATATCTTCGCGGCTAACACTGTAGTGGCAAGCAGCACGCTGATCACGCCAAGACTCACGCACACGCTGTACCCTAGGATCTTGAGGTGAGATATACTCGCCTGTCTTGACCCAATGATGATGAATATCCAACACAAGGGCCACACGGTGAGCCACAGCCAGAGTACGGTCAAGACCATTTGTTATCTCGTCATTTTCTATGGTGATTAGATTGCGCGCCTCGGGGCTGAGCCGATCCAAGGTCTGCAGGAACTTGTCTGGGCCTCCGCGGCCTGACAAGTGTACATTGATCATGAATCCATGATCGTGCCAGGTGTTGCCATAGCCCATCCAGCGGGCCATGTCAGCATGGTATTCAAACTCTTCGATGCTGCGCGCCACGATGTCGTCGCTGTCCGAAGCCAGCACACAGAACTGTCCTGGATGGAAACTCAGTCGCACATCCAGTTCGCGCGCACGTCGGCCGATGGGAGCAAATATGCGCTCGCAGTGATCTTGTATCTCTGGCCGCTGCCACCAGGCTTTCCAGTCTGATTCAGTGTAACCTTGCAGCATCTCTGAACCCAAGCGAACCATGCGCCGGGCAGGAGACAAGGCACCCACGGTCTCTACCATGCGCAGGGCCGCAGCCGCGTTGTGGTTCATTATGTCCCACTGTCGCTGTTCGGCCTCGTCGCGGTGTTCGCGCAGCCATCGCATGGTGGTGCTGCGACCGTTGAGTTCACGATTGGAGGCATTGACTTTCATGCCGCCGCATTCTGCAGGGTCTGATAACCACTTGCAACAGAAACCGATTCGAGATGTCATAGTGTATTGTATGGCATCGCGATTTACAGGTCTATTGGTTCTGGCGCCAGAGATCCAAGGTCACACAGTGGAAACCTCCGCCTAGAGTGCGGCTGTGTCTCAATCGGTGCGGGATCACAGTGATACCATGCTGTTCGATCTGGTGGCGCAGATCGGTTTGGTCCGCGTCCATGATCACGGTCTGGGGGTCTATGCTCAGCATGTTGAGAGCTATCCAGGCGCTGGCCCAGGGATATTGGTAAAAATCCTGCGCCACTACGTCTGTGACCCAGATTTTATCCCAATCTCGCAGAGCATCTGGCAATAGATCTTCGTTGACCCTGTGGGCATTGAGCACCACCAAACCTTCGCGCAGGGGCACGATGGTGCTGTCTATGTGGACTCCTGCGTAGCCATAGCAGGCTTGTATCTGGATCTGGGGGAACTGCTGTTGCAACCATGTCATGGCAGCCTCGTTGCCGCTGCTGCTCATGAGATATAACCAAACATTGTTGAGTCTACAGATGTTGGCAGCATCCAACACCATGCCTGCTCCGCGTGGCATGTGCAGCACCGGTGCCTGGGCCGTGGCGAAATCCAAGCATTCTATCTCTTGATCCCGGCAGGGATACATCATGGCGGGATCCACCAACACTTCGCCGGCCACCAACAACCTATCACGCGGGCAATAGTTGTACATGCCTTGATCGCGCACGAAATCCTTGTCGCGAGGTCGATGCACAGTGACTCCTGCAGTGACCAGGATGTCCACGAGCTCTTGGAGATCTTGATTGGTTTCGTCTATGATCCACTGCGGCACTGCGCCTGATGGCACTGGCGTATCGTGCCATAGGGTCTTGGTGCTTTCTTGGGCAAACACTGGATCAGTGCTGGGCCAATTGGCATGGCTGGCAGATCCCACCACAACCTCACGCAGAGGATCCCACTCGTTAAAAGATCGAATCATTGAAATGTTGCAGTTGCCAAGGATGTTGGTCTGGGTCTATCACGCCAGTGATCTGCAGTGTGTAACGATGCGTGGATCCTAGATTGGCAGCGGCATGCACCACGCCATCGTGCCACAACACAGCGTCACCGGCCACCCACTGTGTCACAGGCACACCGTCTATCTCGAAATAGTGTCCGCTTTGCCAGTCTTCCAGGAATATCACATATCTACGGATGCGTGCCTGGGGCGCGAGATCATACAATCTCCGGAAGGCCTGATAGGTATCGCTGTGTGCGGGCAACACATCTCCGGGACGCATGCGATAGAAGCTCCAGCAAAAATGTTTGAGTGGTAATCTACTGCGCACAGCAGCCACGATATCAGGTTCGGGCTGGCGCATGTCATACATGTCACCGGTAAATCGATGCTGGGTAAAACCCAGCTGTTGCCAGGTTTCTACATCTTGGCGATTGTTGAATGGTTCATGATGATAGGCCAGATCGCGATAGGATCTATCCCATGTGGGCGAGATCCAGATCCGCTTGTAATTCTCTGGACCGGCTGGCCTGCGGAACCAACCACCGGGATCCACAGATCCCACGGATTGGTTAGGCTTGTCTTGTATTACCATAATGGATCACTGTGATGCCAGGGCGATCCGGTTCGCAACGCCAGGGATCTACTATCACAGACCCCGATCGGAATTCAAAGTAATCCATGTCATGGTAGTTGCCGCCGGTGTATCCATAGGTCACTCGTCGATTGTGTGCCATGAGGATCACTGCGGGCCAATGCACGTCTCGCACCACATCTGTGGTATCATCGGCCATGGGATCCACATACACCAACTGGCGGCCGCGTTTCTTGACATAGTGTCCAACCAAGGTGCTGTAGCTACCGATGCAATAGGGCACGTCGGGCTTGTAGGCTTTGCCATGGATCACTATGGGGAGATTGCCGTGCCGGTCCGCCTGCAGCACCAAGAATTCTGCGAGATTGCGTGCCTGTATCTCACGGGCGTGCATGATGGTGTCAAACATGTCATAGCCGATGTCATACTCTTGAGCCAACCAGCGCAGGGCTATGTTGTCCCGGGGATGGCATGCTCCAGCATCGCCCATGCCTGCGGTCATGTACTTGGGTCCCATGATGCGCATGGTAGAGTTGGCCAAAGCATCTGTGACCACATCTACATTGATGTGTCCGATCTTGAGAGCGAAATCCTGGATCATGTTGACCAGGCCTACCTTGGCCGAAATAAAGGTATTGTAGAATATCTTGATGGCCTCGCACTCGTCCCAGGTGCCTGTGACATAGCGCGGATCGTTTTTCATGAGTGGGCGATAGATATCGATCAGTCCCTGCATCTCTTCTGCGTCGCCTGACTCAGAACCGATCATGACCATTTCTGGATGTACCATGTCCCACTTCACTGAGCCCATGGCTATGAGGTATGGGTTGTAGAGGAATTGATGCTGGCGGTCCAGCAATGTGGCAAAATGCCTGCGAGTGGTGCCGGGCAACACCGTGCTGATCAACACCACGCGTTTGGCAGTGGTGGCATAGGTGTTGACATTGCGCAGGGCATCTTTCACGGCTTCGTGACCAAAGTCCCTGGGCTCCATGTGGCTGCTGGGCACAGACCCATCATATCCTGCTTCGTGCGGAGTGGGCACTGCTATGAAGATCCAATCACTGTCACGCACTGTCTCTTCGATGCTGCAAACCTTGACACTGCTGCTTTCACGCGGGTAAATATCAAAGCCGCGCACAGTGTAATGTTCGGCAAAGACTTCTGCGCATTCTAGGCCCAGTTTGCCTAGTCCGATGAATCCAATATTAATCATTGATGAGTGTTCCTTTAGATCGGTTGTATCATTATCTTGATCACAGCGTTGACCGCGATATCATAATTTATCGCTGGCATCCCCCGGGATCAAAAAAACTACAGGATCTACAGCCCCTGCGTGTGTATGACATCGCAGATCGCCAACGATCGCTGATCATGGTGTGCCACGATCAGGAACCCTTGGACTGGGGATTGTTCAATCGCAGCGATGTCTGGCATCAAGCACACAATGAATTCCAGCGTTATTGGCGCACACAGATACCTGAATCTGCATGGCCCTGGGGCACTGACCAGGTACTGCAGAGTTGGGTATGGCCTGATGTCTGGGATAACCTCCAGGATCAGCTGATTTTGTTGCACAGTGAATCCGGCAGCGACCAGGAACAGCAGGCTCGCGCACTGGGTTGGATCACTGCATCGATCTGGAGCAATGGCTTGATATCACAGGATTGGTTCCGATACGCACAGCATGATCCCGACCTTACAGCACCGAGATCTCCGGACAAACTGTTCTTGATCTATAGCCGCGCCTGGACTCACAGCCGCGAATACCGCTTGTGGTTCGTGCAACACATGGCGAGCCTGGGACTGTGCCGGGATTCCGTGGTGAGATTTGGGGCACAGGATGATGGACACGATTATCGTGATCATGTCTGGGTGGACCCAACCTGGCAGTGCGATCTACAGGATTTAGGCCCACATGTGGTCTGGAGCCAAGCCCAGAGCTGGCACAGCGCCGATTACGTGGCCCAGGATTATCAGAGATGCATGATCGAAGTGGTCATGGAAACCGTGATCGACCGTGTGCATCTCACAGAGAAAATCTGCCGGAGCCTGGCCTGTGGTCAGCCATTCCTGTTGCTGTGTGGTGCTGGTGCCTTGGCACGTCTGCGCGATCTAGGCTTTGAAACCTTTGCTCCCATGATCAACGAAGACTATGATCAGGAGCCCCATGCGGCACAGCGACTCCGCATGATACTCAGCGAGATGCAGCGGTTGGCTCAGATGCCTGCGCGCCAGCTACAGGAACTGTATCATGACATGAGGCAGCGTGCCCAACGCAATCAGCGGCGATTCTTCAGTGCAGGATTTTCACAGCAGATCATGCAGGAATTCCGTGACAGTTTTGATCAGGCCCAGGCCCTGGTGCGTCGTGACGGACAGCGCAGAGCTGCATGGCAGAAACACTGTGGGCCATATCTGCCACCGGAGTTCTATACTTCTACCGCACCGTCCCAGGTTTCAGGCAGTTCTTGATGCTCCAGACCTTGGATGCGCTGGGCCAAGATCTCATAGAAACTATCGACCTCACCGGCCCAACGGCCCGTGAGACCCGACAGAGTCACCAGGCATTTCTGCCACTGTCGCGTGCGATAGTCGCGCATGAGATCTTCGTGCGCTTGACGTAGTTCCTCTGTAATGGGCATCTCTTCCAGGGGTATGTTTTCGATCACGCACCAGGCCGTGCGTGTGAGATGGCTGCGGCGATCTCGGAATGTGTCCAGTTCCAGCACCAAGAATCTCTGCCGGAGTTCTTCTACCGCGGAATCAAATACAATGTGCATTGGCTTTCTCCTTAAATATTATGTAGTATGAGTCTCAGCTTTGACCTTATTTCAGATCTGCATGTAGAATCTTGGGCAGAACCATTTGATTGGACACACCGTGCCACCAGTGCATGGTGTGTGGTCGCGGGCGATGTGGCCCGCGATCGCGACAATCTCTGCACGACACTGGAGAACCTTGGTCGCTGTTATCAGGCAGTGTTCTACATCGACGGCAACGACGAGCACCATGGACGCTATGCTGATCTAGGCCGCAGTTACATGGGCATCAAAGAAATGGTGGCACGCATACCGGGCGTGGTTTATCTCCAAGACAATGTGGTGATCCTCAACGATGTGGCCATATTGGGAACCAATGGTTGGTGGGGCTTTGACTTTGATGATGACGCTGAAACATCACAGGTACGCGACTGGTGGTGCACCACTTTCAATCAAGGCGCGCACATCCCCATGTTCATTGACACCATCAATCAGGCCGATGCCGTGTACATCAATCGCAGTCTGGTGCGCCTGCAGTCAGAAGATGTCAAACATGTGGTAGTGGTCACGCACACAGTGCCACAGCGCCAGTTGATAGCCCATGATCCCAGTCTCGTGGGACAACCCATGTTCAACATCATGGGAAACCGGCACATGTCAGCGGCCTTGGCCGGGGACATCAATCGCAAGGTGCATACTTGGTGTTTTGGACACTATCACGGTAAAGTGGATCAGATACACGACGGAATAAGATATGTCAACAACTGCCGCGGCAGGAGCAACACTCCCTGGCGGCAGATGGTTTACAATCCACTGAAAATTGACGTGCGCGACTAGCTGACGTCTTCGGGCTCTAGCTTGATCTGCAAGGGATATTGATTGGCCCTGGCATCCAAGGTGACTTCTATGCCTTTTTGTTCGGCTATCTCAAAGGGCAACACCGCTACCACTGCGCTGCCGGAATCATGGATATCCAAGGTGATCTTTTCGGCTTTTTCTATGCTGTAATCAAAATATTCCACCAGGCTGCCTATCACAAACTCCATGCTGGTGGTGTTGTCATTCATGTAGATCACACGAAACAGTGAAGGTGGCTTGAGATTTTCTTGTGTAGCAACACGACTCTGTAACTCGGTTTGTGGCATGGTTGTTTCCTCTTAGAACAGTGGCGGGAAGTTCCCGCCACTGTATTTACTTCATTGGATTAATTGGCGTAGGTGATGGCCACGCTTTTGGGTTTCTGGCTTTCGGGCACGATACGCTCTAGCTTGACCGTGAGGATGCCATCACGCACTTCGGCACCACGCACTTCTACGTAATCTGCCAGAGTAAAAACCCTCTGGAAATTACGATGAGCTATGCCTGCGTGTAGATATTCCTGCCCTGGCACTTCGGGTTCGCTGTCTTTGCGTCCGCTGACTGTGAGACGTCCGGTGTGATATTCTACATCTATCTCACCCTGGCGGAAACCGGCCACGGCCAATCGGATCTCGTAGAGATCTTCACCGGTTTTTAGGATATCATAGGGCGGGTAATTGCCACCTGACGCTGCATCCAGCTGGCTGGTGATACGATCAAACAATCGATCGATGCCCACGGTGTTGCGGTAAAACGGTGTTAGATCAAAGCTGGTAATTTTGGTCATGTCATTCTCCTTTCATTAAGCAAGTTGACCACCGTGGCCCCCGGAGGCAGCCACGTACGACTCTACAGGACTATTATGCGCTCTCGCGGAAATCCGCGTCAACCACTGTGTCGTCCTGTTTTGTATCTTCGGTTTTGGCCGAAGAATTCCGGCGTTCCTGCAGTGGTGCCACTACACCATAGATTTTGGCGATGTGTTCGCCCATGATCTTGGCGTCATCGCCCTGGGCCGCCTCGCGGCCTGCAGTCAACGCTGATTGGATCTTTTCCCGATCTTCTGCGGTGAGGTCCTTGCCGTGATCGTCGAGATCACGCTGGGTTTCGTGGATCACTGCATCCAATTGATTGCGTGCTTCAATGACCTCGCGTTGTTTCCGGTCAGCATCGGCATTGGCTTCGGCATCGCGTACCATGGCTTCGATCTCATCCTTGGTGAGTCCCGAGTCCGACTTGATGGTGATCTTGTTCTCTTTGCCAGTGTTCTTGTCACGGGCCGATACACTCATGATACCGTTGGCATCAATGTCCAGCGTGACTTCGATCTGCGGCTGTCCACGACGTGCAGGCGGAATACCTTCGAGATTGAACTCACCGAGCATCTTGTTGTGCTGCACCAATTCTCGCTCGCCCTGGAAAACCTTGATCGTCACAGCGGGCTGATTGTCCTCGGCCGTGCTGAAGATCTGGCTGTGTTTGGTAGGGATAGTGGTGTTTTTCTTGATGAGTTTGGTCATCACACCGCCCATGGTCTCGATGCCCAGGCTCAGGGGCGTGACATCCAACAACAGCACATCGGTGCGATCTCCGGCCAGCACAGCGCCTTGCACCGCCGCGCCCACGGCCACTGCTTCGTCGGGATTGACGTCGCGTCGAGGTGCACGGCCAAACAACTTCTCCACTGCTGCTTGCACCATAGGCATACGGGTCTGTCCGCCCACCAAGATCACTTCATCGATGTCTGCAGCAGTGACTCCGGCATCTTTCATGGCCACACGGCAAGGCTCAATGCTGCGCTCAACGAGCTCTTCCACCAGGCTTTCTAGCTTGGCTCGGGTGATCTTCATGGTGAGATGCACCGGTGCACCGTTGTTCATGGCGATGTAGGGTTCGTTGATTTCGGTTTGCTGACCCGAACTGAGTTCGATCTTGGCGCGTTCTGCAGCGGTCTTGATGCGCTGCAGAGCGATGGGATCTTTTGATAGATCCACACCTTGCTGCTGACGGAATTCGGCAACGATGTGATCCATGATGCGCTGGTCAAAATCCTCACCGCCCAGGAATGTGTCACCGTTGGTGCTCAGCACTTCGATCTGTTTGTCACCATCTACATGAGCGATTTCAATGATGGAGATGTCAAACGTGCCGCCACCCAAGTCGTACACTGCCACTTTGCGATCACGCCGATCGGTCTTGTCTACGCCGTAGGCCAGGGCCGCTGCTGTGGGTTCGTTAATGATGCGCAGCACTTCCAATCCCGCTATCTTTCCAGCGTCTTTGGTGGCCTGGCGCTGGCTGTCGTTGAAATAGGCCGGCACAGTGATTACAGCCTGTGTAACTTCATGTCCTAGATAATCTTCCGCGGTCTTTTTCATCTTGCGCAATACTTCTGCGGAGATCTGGGGAGGTGCCAATTCTCGGCCCTGCGCCCGGACCCATGCATCACCGTTCTGGCTCTCGATGATCTCATAGGGCATGAGCTTGATGTCTTTCTGCACTGCTTCTTCGGTGAACTTGCGACCGATCAGCCGCTTGGCAGCGTAGATGGTGTTTCGGGGATTGGTCACGGCCTGGCGTTTGGCCGGCGCTCCGATCAAGACTTCGCCGTCGGTGTAGGCCACGATGCTGGGTGTGGTCCTAGCACCTTCGCTGTTTTCTATCACACGGGGATTTCCTGCTTCTACGATGGCCACACAACTGTTGGTGGTGCCGAGGTCAATACCAATTACTTTGCTCATAGTCATTCTCCTTTGTTAAGCAAGTTGACAGTGTGGCCCGGACCATCCAGCACCACAACAGTATTTATACCAGATTTGCCGCGATCTGTCAATGATTGCGGCTGTGTATCACGCGGAATTCAGGCCCTTGCCAGGTCAACATGAACAGCACCCACTGTGTCTCGTCATCAAGACCCACCCTGTGGACGTCTTTCACTGTTTTTTGTCGGACCACGACATTGTGTTGATGTTGCCACTTATCTACAGCACTGCGGACCTGCATGAGATGCAGCCAGTTCGTGACGTCAAACTCCACATACATCAGTACATGCGCGGTGGGAGTCTCTGGCTTTCCACATATCTGCGCCAGCGATTGCGGGCCGCGGATTTTTTCAGCTTCCTGCGCGTGGTGGGTTTGATATATGTTTCACGATCGCGCAATTCGTTCATGAGGTTGGCAGCCTGTAGTTTTTTCTTGAGCTTGCGCAGGCCCTTTTCCACGTTGCCATCGGGCAACAATACGCTGCGACCGTAGAGATTACTCATTGGCTTGCAGCAGGGCGTGAGGGGTCTCTACCATGCTCCTATCAATGTCTATGCGGGTGATGCCTTCGCGACGATACTGTGCCACGCGGTACATGTGTGGCAGCAGTGTGCGTTCTAGCTCGCTGTGTAGCCCCCGGGCACCAGTGCGATTCACCAGAGTTCGATCAGCGATGCAATCCAATGCGTCATCGGTGAACTCCAGGGCGATGCTGTCCTGTTCAAACAACCATTTGTACTGATGGATGTAGCTGTTTTTGATGCTTTTCAATATAGATATCATGTCTGCTTTTGTGAGTTCTTGCAATGCCACCCAAGTGGGAAACCTGCCAACAAATTCTGGTATCATGCCAAACCTGATGATGTCATCAGGAGTAGTGAGACCCAGGTTGGTATTTATATCACGTTCTACTCGGGCGCCAAAGCCTATGCTGGTGCCACGCACCCTGTTGCGGATGACGTTGTCCAATCCCACAAAAGCCCCACCGGCAATGAACAAGATATTGGTGGTATCGATTTCTATGGTCTCGCCCTGTGGGTGTTTGCGATTGCCCGTGGGCTGTATGCGACAGCGTGTGCCTTCCACCAGTTTCAACAGGGCCTGTTGCACACCTTCGCCTGAAACATCACGCGTGATGCTGGCACTTTCACTGCGTCGGCTGATTTTGTCTACTTCGTCAATGAACACGATACCGCGCTGGCATCGCTCAACATCGTTGTTGGCTGCGGCAAACAACCGGCTGATCATGACTTCTACGTCATCGCCCACGTAGCCAGCTTCGGTGAGGCTGGTGGCATCAGCTATGACAAATGGTACGTCGAGGTAGCGTGCCACGGTCCTGGCCAACAGTGTCTTGCCTGAGCCCGTGGGTCCCAGCATCAGGATGTTGACTTTTTCTACTTCGGCTTCGGGGTGATCGATGCGTTTGTAATGGTTGGCTATGGCCACACTGAGTATGACCTTGGCTTCGTCTTGTCCTATCACGTACTGGTCCAAGAACTTCTTGATCTCCATGGGGTCTAGACTGCGGGCCGGCGGCGATTCAGGCGGATCATCATGCAGCAAAGTCTGGCAGAGATCCACACATTCGTTGCAGATGGCCACGTCTGCGCCCACTATGAGTTTGGCCACAGCACCCTTGTGCTTGCTGCAAAAACTACAGTGTCCTAACTGATCATTGTCTTTCATGAACGACCTCGTAGTTTCTGTTGTATCTGCTCGGATTCATTTTCGCTGAGCCACTCGGGGTTGTAGTTTCCTTTGGCGATCTCATTGATGAGGTGATCGATATAGGCCTCGTCATAGGTGTAGATGTCGCTGCCATTGCGATCCACTTCGATCCAGGTGTATCCATTGAATTTGTAGAGTTGATTGGGTGTTTTGTCCGTGCGCATGTATGTATCGCCACGCCGTGGATTGTTGGGGAAACTGGAACCAAAGCCACTGCGCGGTGGCAGGAAATCCAACCAAGGTAGATGATCGATCAGACCCTGGGCAAATTTGGCGCGCATCTCTTTGAGCGTGCGTCGCGGGTTCTCTTGTTTCCACTGTTTCATGGCTTGCTTGATCTGTGGATCCTCGTCGTGTATGGGATCATCATCTACTTCTGCGTCATCGATGCGCGACAGTGGAGGTGCCGCAACGGGGGGCTCTGCGCGCACTTCGGGCAAGCTGGGCTGGGGTTCTGGCCTGGGTGCGTCCTCTGTGATCTCTTGCGGCTGGGGTTCAATGACCAGAGGTTCAGGTTCAGGCCCAGTTCCAGGCGGATCTTTGATCTCTGGCGGTGTGGCCGGCAGTGGTTCTTCATCTCGCCGGGCCATGATCCACCCACGGCTTTCGGTGGCCGCCAGCAGCATCATTATGGCCAAGGGATCAAACACAGCCACCAGGATTATGATGACCCAGCGCACGGCTTTTTCCAAGAGATTGGCATCGGGATTGTCGCCGTAGATCAAGGCAGCGATGTATTTGATGGGACCTACTTCAGCTTCGATCTTGCGCAGGTCTTTGGCAAATGGTGCCTTTTCCTCCTGGAGTTTTACTATGCGCGCCTGGGCCTGCTCAATGGTGGCAGTGAGTCGGGCGCGATCCTGTGCCTGCTGCCTGCGTACCTGTAGGGCACGCTCAGCTGAACTGATGACTCGACCATTGACTTCACGATCTGGTGCGTTGCTGATGTCCAGCACGGCTTTGTCTAGTTGTGCCAGCAGGGTGCGGGCATTGTTGATGGTGTCACGCTCGTTGTTGATCTTTTCATCTATGAGCTGCACCTGCGCTGCCACGTCTCCCGTGGGCACGGTCTGATCCAAGTGGGCTTTGCTGAGGAATCCAAAGATGCCCATGCTGGTGATGATCATGAGCACAAATACCGCAGGCACCAGATACAGTTTCATTAGCATGCGGCACTGTCGCCAGTATTCGTGCAACCACAGTGTCACAGTGACTTTGGCTATCTCCAGTATGGTGCCCATGATCACGATTGGTATCACTGCAGCGGCGAATATCGCAGTGAGACCTACGATGCTGTAAAAGGCAGCTATGGCACTCAGCGCCAAGGCCACCACGAACATTATGTTAGTGAGAATCATTGATTTATTTATTGGGTATCACCGTGACAGCGCAGCCAGTCTTGACGCCGATCCATGTCACAAACTGGGGATCCGGCACTATGAACCAAGCTCGCACTGTGTCGTTGCTGTAGCCCAGCTCATTGCCGCGCAATTTTTTGCGTATCTTGGGCTGTCCACGCCAATCCTGTCCAAAACAACGACGGCATTCACGCATGACTTCGTACCATTGCGCCAGTCGTTGTAATTCTATCTCGAATTTGATTGGGTTATCGTCGTGCATCGCCATATTGTACAGGTGTCAACGATGCTTGTCAAGTGCGATGATGCCCGCAATGCTGCGGGCATCCCGGACATTAGTTGGTCATTACTCGGCTCACTGCAGCCATCACAGCAGCGATGCGACCTATGTCTCGCAGTTGCTCCACTGTGTAGCCTTCCTTCTTCAGCGTTTCATAGTGCGCTTTCACACAAAAATGGCATTTGCCCACGATGCTGGCAGCCAGGCTATAGGCTTCAAACAGAGCCTTGGTGGTACCACCATGCGTGGCTATGGCATTCATGCGTAGTTGTGCTGGCAAGCCGGACAAGTTGGCGTCATCCGCCATCTCGATATAGGGATACCATACATTGTTCATGGCCATGAGTGAAGCTGCTGTGATGGCCGCTTCGGCCTCCTTCTGGTCCTGCACCTGGCTCTGTATCCAGGTCCACAGTTTGGTGTTGCCTGTGGCAAACACCGCGGCCAGGGCACAGGCTTCGGCCTGTGCTTCGCCCAGTGTGCTGCGCCGGATCACGGCGTCGATGTTCAGACGTGTGTCCTTGGCATAGTCTGGGATGGCTTCTTTGAGTTGATCTACCCACGCAGTCACGACAGCGTCTCCCCACCAATGGTGCGATTGCAAGGGCACAGCTCGCCGGTCTGCAGCGCATCCAACACACGCAGAGTCTCTTCGGGGCTGCGACCCACGTTGAGGTTGTTGACAGTGACATGCTGGATCACATTGTCGGGATCAACGATGAACGTGGCACGCAAGGCAGCGCCTGCGGGAGCATAGAACACGCCCAGCTGATCGATGAGGCTGCGCTCGTCACGAGCTGTGTCGGCGAACTGGATGTGCCGGATCTTTTTCAGATCTTCGTGTGCGGCCTGCCAACCCAGTTTGCAGAACTCATTGTCTGTGGAGCCTGTGAGCAACACAGCATCGCGGTCCGCGAAGTCTTGGAACAATCGGTCATAGGCCACGATCTCTGTGGGGCAAACAAAGGTGAAGTCCTTGGGATAATAAACGATGACCTTCCACTTGCCTGCAAAGCTCTTTTCGTCAATGGTGAAAAAATCATCTCGACCGGGGTTGATGCCGGTGATGGCAAAACTTTCTACTCGATCTCCTACTGTTTTCATGCTGTTTCCTTTGGTGTTGAAGAGTTGACTGTGCCCGGTCCGGAACTCCGGCAACTGGGACAGTGATAGGTCCTGAGATATTCAAAACGTTCACGATAGCTCATGTTGATATTCCTCGGATGATTTTGTTACTGCTCAGTGATTGTACGAGTATATATCATAGCAGTCAACTATTTTTTCGTGATTTTTATTACTTTGTTCCTATGGCGGCAATAGGAACAAAAAAGGCACCCGGAGGTGCCTTGGGATCCGCGCTGGGCGAATTTAGAACGAGTGTACCAAACCAACCTGGGCAAAACTACCAGCTGCTGCGCCCTTGTCAGTGTCCTGATACACAGCCACGATCTGGGTGCGCTTGCTGAGAGCCTTGCTGATGCCAGCCGCGGCCACTGTGGTCTTGGTGGTGCCAACTTCAGTGATGCGATAGCTGCCCAGAGCTGCCAGGCCTGCAGGCAGCGGCACACGAGCGGTGTAGGCCTGAACATCGGTCTTGACACCAGCGGCGTCACGCTGTCCAGCCATGGCACCCACAGCAGCGAAACCAAAATCATAACGACCACCTGCTGCGGTGTAGGTGTCACCTTCGCGCGTCTCGTCGTAGCCCACGCCCAGGTTCAGATTGCCCTGTGCGAAAGTCACGCTGCCACTGCGGAGCCGTGAACCTTGGGCGCCTTCTGCGCTCTCACCGATCTGGGCAGTGAACCCAGCGATGGTTGGCGTGGTGTAACGCACGGTGTTCTCGCGATCACCAGCATACTCTACGCCGCTGACAAACGAGAAGTTACCAAAGTTCGCGATACCAGCCAGGGTGTCGATGCCTTCACTGGCCGATGTATCAGTACGACCCACGGTCACGGCACCAAAGCCACCAGCCAATGTAAAGCTGCTTTCACGGCTGAACAGATTCGAACCCGAGCCCACCGCACCCGTGCCAGCTGTGACTCCACCTTCTAGAGTGAAACTAGCAGTGAGGCCACCACCGAGATCTTCCGTGCCACGCACGCCAAGTCGGCTGGTAGCGAAACTGCCGCTGACCACGCCCTGTGTGCCTGCCCCAACATCGGGACTGGTGGCCCGATATGCTTGATCAATGATGCCATAAACCGTGGCCTGTTGGGCCAAGGCGGGTACGCTAAATGCAGTGGCCAAGGCCGCCGCGATGAGTTGCTTTTTCATTGTTTCTCCTTGAGATTTGATTTACTGCCGAAAAAACTATTTATCTCCGTCACAACACTGAGATAAATCACGCCGAGGGCTTGTCTAGACCACGCCAGCGTCGCACGGATTCCAGCACTGTACCAGCCTGATCTCTCCATGCACCATTCAACCACCAAGCCCTGCGCTCCGTGGTGTATTCTAGTTCCTGCTCTACGTCGTACAAACCCTCGTAGGCAGGATGGCTAGATTCTGCGTCATGCCAGTCTGAGTAATCTACCCCAGATTCTGGCTCGTAGTGCAACACGAACTCCGATCCCTTGCCTGTGGTGTCATAATCTCCCTGGTTTTCGGGTTCTTCGCCGTCGTATTCTATGCTGCCGCACAGGCACCAGCCATCTACTTCATTGATGTTGATCCGCAATTTTGTGGGATCAAAAGGCCGTGTGATACGGATCCGGTAGCTGCCAAAGCAACCTTTTTCGATGCTCTGCCCTATGAACAAATGCTGGCCGGGAAAATCCCCGCGCTCTTCGTTCATGAACCACTCTACTTCTACGCCAGCATCCTGCAGGCTTTGGATGTCCGCGCTGTTTTCCCAGATGTCCTCGCCGCTTTCTACTTCTGTGACGCGGATCACACAGGAGCTGCTCATTTCCATGCTGCACTCATGCGCTATGTCGTCGCATTCATGCCAGCTGCCAGTGGTCACAAACCCCATGTCGGGATCAGTGCCCTCGGGCAGCTGATAATCCCAATCCCAGATATAGTCCGTGAAATCTTCACGGCCTTTCCAGAACGTGTACTGCTCGGGTGTGATGCGACCCATGACGATCTCGCCGCCATAGCCCAGCAAGGTGATGTCTATTTCTCGCGGCGTGAATTTCAGCGCGTCTATGAGTTCCTGATGTTGTTCGGTGTTGCTCATTGCTTCCTCCGTAATTCGCGAGCAGTTTCGTTGATCTCTCGCTGATACTGAATATAACTGATCGCGATGACATGGTAAAGCACAGACATTACCAAAATTGTTATACCAAACATAGACATGTATTGGGGCCACGGTGCTGGGCAGCCGGAGATCAAGGCCACGAATGCCAAGATATTGATCATGAAACCCCAGGCGATGGGCTCACGTATCATGCCACGCACACACCACGTCACGAAACCTCGGATGTTAGACATAATCATCTTCCTTTATGTAGAAATTGTTGCCCGAATTCCACCACTGTTGCTCGGCGCGGAACCTGTGACCTATCTCTAACTGCTCCTGCGGCACTCCATGTGTGGCATAGCCCTCGGTGATGCAGGCGAGATAACCTTGGCTGGGCGGTGATTCATAGTCTTGAAACACCATCTGATACACCAAGCATGCCACGGGGCCGGATTCGGTATGAGCCACTGTGCTGAATCGTGTGTAGTGGTAGGGATAACCTTCCAGCTGATCCAGGGCTTCGAGATCACGCGGGCTCAATCGCCAGATCACTCCCCAGCACCGTGTGTCCGGCGCGGGTTCGATGTCAGCGAATTGCCGGAAGGTCAGGGCATAGTTTTCCAACCAACCCACACCTATCAGCTCGCTGTCCAGACAACGCCGGGCCATTTCTTGTGCATTGGTATTCATGCCATAGGCAAAATACAGAACGGTGGGATTATCCTCGACGACCACTTTCGTATCCTTCCAAAAATATGCCCAGGGCACAGAACACCAGGCTGTAGAACAAAAACATCAAGTCATCTGTGGCCAAGCTGATCACGGCCGATATCACCGCACTTGCAAACATGCCGGCACTGCTGATCACGGGCGCGTTCCCACCAACAACATGGCCAGGCCAGCTGTGATACCTATCAGCATCATGGTAGTGTTGGCCAAAACAAACCCCACTGTCATATTCAGCACAAACACTGTGGTCAGTACTGCTCGGATTTCCATCATAATTTCTCTCCTGGCTCAAAGCCACGGAATCTCACAAAACGCGGGAACCTCAGGCTGTAGGATCCGTCTTGGTTTTGTGAGACTGTGTCGGCTTGCACTTCCACAATCCTACCAAGTAGCTGATCCCGATTGGTCCAATACTCATCACGATCGCTATCACCAAAGCCACTGCCAACATTGACCCGAATATTACGTCCATCGTCCACTCCTTCGCAGATTATAGCACCCAACCGGTCCGCATTGCGACCGGTACCTTGCTCAAAACCCACTATGGTGAGATCCACAGTGATAGTGGGTTTCCATTTCAACCAACTGCTGGTACGCTTGCACTCATAGGGCGCTGTGGGATCTTTGATCATGATGCCCTCGTAGCCTTGGCTCACAGCGGCTTCAAAAAATTCAGTGAGATACTGCTGTCCCTGGGCTGTGCTGAGGTCACGAGTCTCACCGGGCATGATGCGCAGGGTATTGGTGGTGCGCATGAGATCCCGGCATCGGTCTAACTGAGCCAGACGCTCGCTCTGGCTCGAACCATAGCGTCCAGATTCAAAGGCCTGCAGTGGGATCACATCAAACACATGATACACCATGCCTGTGGTGTCAGCATCGGTTTTGCGATGAGCCTGGCGCATGAGTTTCTGGAAACTCTCGCCCACGATCTCACCGTCCAGCACAAAATTCTGACCCAAGGGAAAGTCCAGGCAGTCGCGTAACTTGGGCAATATCTGTTCGATGTCGTATTCGACGTCACTGAAATTGTCAAATGGTTTGCCACTGCGGCTGTACAGTGTGACGCTGTCGCCAGTGATAACGGCCAGCACGCGCACACCATCCAGTTTTACTTCCAGTCGCTTGACGCCTTGCAGCCGATCTGCGCGATCCGAGCTGTCCTGCGCCAGCTGGCAAGTAAACACTGGGATGCGATATTCACTGCGGCTCAGGACCTTGTTCAGCGTTTTTTCCGAGATGCCACAGCGCAGATCTTTGATCAGGACCCTGCGGCACATGCCATTCCACTCGGTGCTGTCAAATTCTTGCATGACCTGTTGTATGGCCGCGTGTGCTTTGCCACCAGTGACACTACGGGTGCGCAGGCTCTCACACAAGGCCCAGAATCTGGGCCAAGGATTGGCGCGATTTTCCAAGCCTGTGCTTTCGGGCACTTGGCGCACATGATAAACGAAAAATGGGTTGTAGGCCAGATAGCAATTGAACAAGAAACACTGGGCGTTGGCGCTGCCCAATCGGGCCGCTGTCAGCGCTTTTTCGATCACGGCTTCCTTGTGCAACCGGCTGTCTGAGCTTTCGAGATCCCGTATCCAATCTGCTGCCACTGTGATGCCCTGGAACTTGTCTGCTTGGCTAACGAAATCTATAGCTGTTGTAGATACCATCATTTTGCCCCTTGATCTTTGTTTTCACTATACCCATATTATAGCAAAATGATCTTTATTGGTCAACCGGGGCTGAGACGCGCTTGTACCAACGCTCTGGCCTGGGCCGGAGTATAGGTAGCATCGCCCAGATCGGCCTGGGGCAGGGGCACGCTGGGCGTGTCTGGCACTGCGTTGTCATGCCCTATGGTAGCTAGATCCATGAGCACGTTGTTGCGTCCCTCGCGCATGGTGGCTATGATGGCCTGTCCGGCCTGTGTGGCGACGTTGGCCACGCTCTGGAGATACTGCGCGCTCATGCCCTGCTGTGTGTTGACGCCATAGGCAGTGAGATTGGTCACGAAACTGGTGATTTCGGTCTGTCCAAGGCCAGGATCTGTGTCGAAATTGATGCCGGCGCGGCTCTGCAGCACCAGTTCTTGCTCGAGATGTTGGGCCATGGCCGTCCAGTTGGCATTGAGCGTGGTGGCGTCGGTGCCCAGCGCTGTGATCACCGTGCCGATTTCAGCATCGGCCGCGGTGATCAGGGCCTGCAAGGCATTGCTGTAGGTGGTATAACTGCCGGCGCCGGCACCCGCGGGTATGGTGATGGTGGGTGGAGTACCATAGGTGCCCGCGAACAGGCTGACCATGCGGCTGTAAATTGTGCCGAGGTTGTTGAGTGTGCCAGCAGTGACACTGGCGGCGATGATATCGTTGACTGGTTCCAGGTATTCGTTGACGCCTATGCCCGTGGGTGTGCCCAGCACATCTGTGAGCAAGATGGATCCCAAGGGTCCACTGCCAGTGGCCAGAGTGTTGGCATAGAATGATTGGGCCGAAGTGGGTATGGGAGTAGCGACATTGGCTATGAGATCTAGATCTCGCATGGTATTGAGGTTTATCACGGCCTGTGCCAGTTCGGGCAGGGTCACGGCCGAGATATTTTTGATCTGTCCAAAAGCCAGCTGCAAGGCACGGTTGGCCGCTGCGAGATCGGGTGGGATGATCTTGGCGAGATTTTCACACCCACCCGGGACTACCAAAGCCGCATCCAAGGTGTCGGCTATGATGTCATTGACATTGCCGCTGTCGCTGTAGATCAGCACATCGCCCGCAGGAGTCGGCATGGTGAGGCTGGTGTAACTGTTGGGGAATATACGGCGCGGATCCAACAGCTCACACATGCTGTTGATGTTGGGCGTGGTGATGCCCAAGATAGTCAGCACATCAGTGAGATTGGTGCCAGTGATGGTGCACAGTGCGGGATAGGCTCGCTTTTGCAGTCGGTCAAAATCTCGCTGGCTGAGGCCCGTGGGATTGAACAGGCCCACGATGTTGTTGTTGACCAGATCCGAGATATCGCGATCAGTGAGACCTTCCTCAAACAGCGCATTGCGTACAGCAGGCAGGGTACCGTTGATGATGTTGCCCACTCGGCTCAATTGTTGCAACAAACCAGCTGGGGTTCCAAACTGACCGAGATTGTTGAAATCAATGAGTCTGCCCAGGGCCTGTAGATCTTGCCCCCAGGCATCCGTGGCTAGATTCACCCGCGCGATATCGCCGGTGATGAGATCATCCATGTTGCGGAAGGTGGGACCCAGATAGGTGTTGGCATTGTCGGCGCTGAATATGATCTGGTTGGTCACTGTGACATAGGCATCGGCCGTGGCAAAGGCCTGACAGAACACGCTGTAATTGCCCAGACCAAGGTATTCATTGGCTGCTTTGACCAAGGAACCAGTGAGACCAAACGGAGAATCTATGCTGCTGTCTCCCCAGTAACCCGATGTGCCTATGGGTATAGAGACATTGCTGGGCACGCTGTCGCCCAGAGCCGGACAGTAGTTGCCCGAAACATTGGCCCCTATGCTCATGAGGTTGGCCATAACAGCATCAGTGATGTCCACTCCGGGTTGGTTGTGGGCATCATCCATGGCCGCCAGTAGGTTGGCCATGAAGGGCGTGGTGTTGTAGGCAGTGATGTTGGTAGAAAACACCGTGTTGATGGTGAGGCCGGTGTTGGCATACAGTCCCGCACCGGCTGTCAAGGCCAAGGGTGATATCACGCTGGTGGTCATCAGTTGACCCTCACGTTGGGACTACCTTGTGATCTCGGATGTCCGCAGGTATCACGATCCACCGAAGTTCGGATCACAGGTTTGTTCTCAGATCTCACGTTGGGACTGCCGCCAGAGGTGCGGGCATTGCAGTGGGGACTACATCCCGGGCGCCCACAACAAGGGTGCGGAGTCACGCTGATGCCCGGCACCACCACAGGACGATTGTTTACACGCACCGTGGGCGTGCCTGAAGTGGCAGTGCCGCCTGCGGTGTTGGGATCACCCTTGCGCTGGCATGCTGGCATCAGCCCAGTACCAATCTCTTTTCTGGTATTTTCAGTCCAGTGGTGGCTTCGATGTATTTGTTTTTCACAGTGCTGTCAGTGAGTCCAAAATAGGCCACACTGCCTTTATTTACCGTGATTTCAGTGCCGGGTGTGGCAGTGAACATCGCAGGTATCAACCCCATGCCTTGTGCGCTGGGTGCCACAGCCACAGGTTCAGTCACTGTGAAACTGTGTTCTGAAATATTGGTGACTCTGGCCACGATTTCTTCGCCGCTGTTGAGTTTCAAACTATAGATCTCATCTTGGGTCAACTTCATGCAATCTCCTGGGGTTGGTTTAGATATTGGCGGAGTTCTGTGAACCCGCCTATGAGTTTGCCTTCGAGGAAAATCTGTGGCACTGTGCGTGCCGTGGGCACAGCTTCCAGCAAATCTTCCCGCGTCCAGCCATCGCCGATCTTGCGTTCTTCATAGGCGATGCCGCGCTGTTCCAAGAGATTACGCGCTTGGTCGCAGTAAGGGCAGTTGTATTTGCTCCATATAGTGGCTTTCATTGATGTCTCCTAGATCTGTGGCAGTGCTTCATAGTCAAGGCTATCGCTCATGACGCCTATGACATAGTTGGTGCTCTCGCTTTCCTGCAGGGCAGTTTGTTTTTTGTGCGTGTCTAGATGCTTGTTGAACCAAGGTATGGGATTGCTGCGTGGTGCTGGCTCAGTGTACTTGATACCGATCTCACGCAGGGCCTGGCTGGCAGTGTAGTCCACGAAATCTCTCAGGATGTTGGCGTTGAGTCCGATCACTGGTCCTTTGCGGAACAAGTAATCAGCCCAGGCCTTTTCTTCGCGTATGACGTCTTGATACATGTCATAGACTTCGGCTTCACACTGGATCTTGGCCTGGGCAAATCTCGGATCTTCTTTCACCACCTGATTGATGACCCATGCGGTCCAGTCACGGTGCAGGATCTCGTCCTGCAGTATGAGGCTGATGATGTTGCCGTTGCCTATGAAAATCTTGTTCTCTACCATGGCCAGACTGGTGGCAAACGATACCATGAAGCGGAATGCTTCTAGTGCATAACTGGCATTGAGTGCCAACCAAATCGCTCGGATATGCGCTGGCTCTAAAACTGTTTCTTTTGTTGGGTCTGCGATTTCTTTCAAGCAGTTCAGCCTGTGTAGATCATCGTAGTACCGGCCTACACTCGAAGCCATGTCAACTATTTCCCGGGTGTCATGGATGGTGTTGAATACCTCCTTGGGCACGTTGTAGATGTTGCGGATGATATGGCTATAGCTGCGGCTGTGGATGTTGGTCTCAAAGAATGTCCAGTTGTACACCAGGGCTTCTAGTTCTGGTAAGCTCACCACAGGAGTAAAAATCTGGCTGGGACCACGTCCCTGCAGGCTGTCCAGGGCTGTCTGGCGCAGGAGATTGGAGGTGAATATGTGCCGCACAGTGTCTGATGCTTCTTTGAAATCCTGCGCATCTTTGGTGAGGTTCACTTCTTCGGGCACCCAGAAAAAGCCGCGTGCTTCTTGTTCAAACTTCTGCAGGCGATTGTATTTGACCTCTTCAAATCTCTGTATTGTGACTGGTCCCGCGGGATCCAGGAACATGGTCCTGGAGAGATAATCGGTTCGTGTACCGAGATCATACTGTGCTTGGCTCATAGTGGTTCCTTGTTATAGTTTGCAGGCAGCACAATCCTCTTCCAGCAGTTCGGGCTCTGCCTGTGCCACGGGTGTTTCATCTTCGGCGCGGCTCTTGGCACCTTGCTTGTTGATGAGGCTGTAGTAGAAAGTCTTGAGACCCCAGTGATGTGCCAGCATGAGGTTGCGCGCGATCAATGTAGTGGGCACCTTGCGATCCGGAAAATGCGCCGGATTGTAGAAGGTGTTGGTGGAGATGCTCTGATCCACATAGGCCGCCATCACGGCCGCGGTCTTGATGTAACCCACGCAATCGGTTTGGTTCCACATCAGTTCATAGCGGTTTTTGAGGCGTTGATACTCTGGCACTACCTGTGTGAATGATCCGGCCTTGCTCTCTTTCACAGAGATCAGGCTCATGGGCATCTCTATGCCGTTAGTGCTATTGATAACAACACTGCTAGATTCAACAGGAGCAATAGCCATAAGAGTAGCGTTTCGTACTCCATGTTCCGTCATACCTTTCCTGAGAGTTTCCCAATCCAGCTCGGGTGTGAAATCCGCCAGTTCGTCGACGCCTTGGGCCCTGCGCTCCCAGGGAAACACACCACGTCCATACCAGGTGCGGGCGCTGTCTAGGCACGGCCCTCGCTCGCGTGCCAATTCGATAGTGGCCTCGGTGAGATAATAGGCCTGGTGTTCCATCCATGACTTCACCTCCTGTAGGCTGTCGGTTTCGCCGTAGCGAAGACCGCGCTTGGCATGCCAGTAGGCGAGATTGGTGACGCCGATGCCCAGGGGCTGTATCTCGTCGTTGCTGAGGCGGCTTTGTATGCTGAGGAAATCCTGATAGTCCAGGATGTTGCAGAGGCTACGCTGCAGGATGCGGCAGGCGCGGCGCATGTCTTCGGGGTTGCGGAACGCGCCCCAGTTGATGCTGCCCAGGGTACACAGCGCGATGCGACCCTGATCATCGTCCAGGCGGCGGAAGGGCCGTGTGGGCAACAAAATCTCACAGCAGAGGTTACTCTGATATATGGTGTGATACTCGGGATCAAACGGACCTTGGTTCATGACGTTGTCAATGAACACCAGATAGATCCTGCCAGTGTCTGTGCGTTCTTTGAGTATGCCCGACTTGAACACTTCTTCCGCGGCCATGACCTTGCGGCGTATGTCTGTGCGCTTTTCATAACGCACATAGAGCTCTTCAAACTTTGCGGTGTCTTGATAGAAAGCTTCGTAGAGATCCGGCACTTCGTTGGGATCAAAGAACGTGATGTTTTCTCGGTTGCGGAATCTGCGCCAGAAAAACGCTGATAACACCACACCGTAGTCCATGTGGCGCACCCGTGTCTCTTCGGTGCCCTGATTGTTTTTCAACACTATGAGATCATCAAACTGATAATGCCATATGGGATAGAACACTGTGGCGCTGGCATTGCGTATGCCGCCCTGGCTACAACTGCGGAGATCACCAAACCATTTCTTCAAGAACGGGATCATGCCTGTGTGCATGATCTCTCCGCCACGTATGGGCGATCCCAGGGGACGTAGACGTCCTATTTCTAGACCGATACCAGCGCGTTTGCTGGCATACTTGGCCATCATTTCACCACTAGCAAATATACTGTCAAGATCATCATCACTGCGTATGAGAACGCAACTACTGAACTGCTTGGTTGGAGTACCAAGCCCAGCCAGAACAGGAGTAGCCAGAGTAAACAAGCCGTCGCTGGCAGCATTGTAATATTCCTTGATGTAGCGCATGCGCGCGGTGTTGGGTTCCTCACGATGGAACACCGTGGCTGCGGCCACCATGTATCTGACCTGGGGAGTTTCGTATATCTCTTTGGTGGCACGATTGCGCACCAGATATTTTTCTATCAGCTGTTCGATGGCTGCATAGCCATACTGTTCGTCTTTGCTGTGATCTATGATTTCTTGCATACGATCCCAGTCTGCTTCGGTGTACCACTCTAGCAGTTCTGGAGTATACAGTCCCACTGCGACATTGCGTTGTACGATGTCATAGAGTCGGGGTGGTTCGTAGCTGCCATACACATCCTTCCTCAGCATGCTGAGACGCTGTTTGCCGGCTACGTATTGATAGTTGATGTGGCCCACATCGGGATTGCTTTCTACATCAATGAGATCCACTATGGCACGCAGAGTGATGCTGTCTACTTCGCGGGTAGTGATGCCATCATAGAAATGCAACTGTGCCTTGATCTCGATCATGCTCTGGCTGACATCTGCTATGCCCTGGCAGACCTTGGCGATCTGTGCCTGCCATTTTTCCAATGCCAACGGCTCGCGGGTGCCGTCGCGTTTGACTACGGTTATGTTGCGCATGTTTATAGTTTAGATTCTAGGATTTTTTGGTGCAGCCTGTGTAGGGTAGCACCAGATTCTGGACTGATATTTACGATGGTGTCAGGCCGCCAATTCAATATGTATTTTCCATTTTCCACGCATACAATGGTCCCATCGTGACTTTCTATGAGTTCTAGATCGCGGATATCGTCGCGATCCAACAAAGCTGTAGTATACATGATGCCCAGTCCGCGCGCGACTTCGCAGAAGATATTGTCGCTCAATAATTGCCAGGGATCTGGCCATGTGGCAACATCATCCCAATGCAGATAATAACTGCTCCAGGGTGCGCCGAACCACCATGCATTGATTTCGTGCAGGGCCTGGGGCACAGGCAAGTGCTGCACTGATTGCCTCAAAGAGCCCCAGGCCGAAAGACGGCCGCTAAACTCGCGTGGCCACATCAAGCCAGATGTGTGAGGCTGTAGTAGATGGTACCGTTGTACCCGGTGTTGGCCGCAGTGTAACTCACTGTGATGACATCACTGCTTTCGGTCACCAACAGCGTGATGTCGGTGCCTTCGTTCTCAGTGTACTCATCGTTGTACACCAAGCCCTCGGCTGCGCTGTCATCACCACCAGCCACCACTGTGAGTATCCCAGTGCGTATGGCCTTGGTACCTGCGGTGAGTCGATAGATGGTGTATTCCATGCGGAAAGCCTGGAAGCCACCATTGGCCACGGTGATGTCAGTGTCCACAGTAAACAGCGCCTGGTTAGTGACATTGTTGTTCAGCGCGGCCTGCTGACCGGCATTGCGGCTCCATGTGCCCAGTTGGAACTGTGCGGCGTTGGTAGTGGCCAGACTGGCCACCACTGTGCCGGTGCTGCTGTTGTAGAGGCTGACGCGCGATTGTGTCTGCGCCTGCTGATCTGTGCGTTCAAACATGTCACCCACGCTGACGTTGTTGGCCGCGTCGATGCTGATCACTGGCGTGCTGAGTCCCGAGCTCACGGGGTAACCAAAGAAACTGTTGCCTACATCATAGAACACATTGTAGGCGGTGCCATTGAGACTGCACTGTTCCATGACTACGCCTTGAGCGTAGATGTTGTCAAAGATGTTGTGAGCGATGCGGAAGCCAGTGGGGCCACCGTTGAGCGGGGCACTGTCTCCCAGCACCACACCCTGATACAGGGTATCAAACCAGCTGTTGCTCACAGTGATGCCCTTGGTGGCATCAATGGTGCGCACACCATAACTCATGCCAGAGAAACGACACTGATCTATGGTGACATTGGTGCAGACGCGGGCTGCAGTGCCAGAAAATGACACACCGGTCATCTCTTCAGTGGCTGTGGTCAGCTCATTGGTAGTGAGCGGGCCCAGGAAATTGGTGTTGGTGATACTGATCTGTGATGCTTGCTCGATCAGGAATACGCTGTGGCTGGTGCCTAGGCTACTGTCGTTGGCGAATTCTTGTGTTTCAAAACACAGATCCTGTATCTCTACATTGCGCGGAGGCACGGCATTGTTGACCCCGATGTTGATGCCGGTCTGTTGCAGGCTGTCTGCGGTCTGTGCCACATACGCCGGCAATGACGCCACGGTTTCCCAATATGTGGTATTGCTGATAGCGATGCCCGTGGCAGGCACAGGAATTTTGCTGCGATATAGATTGTATATGGTACCGTTGTCGTATTTGACCAACACACCAGCTTGGTATGCTGTGTTGGCAAACCAGAGCTGTGCCACGAATTGTAGTATACTGCTGTTGGCTCCTTCACCATAGAGCCTGCTGTAGGGTGGTATCAATATGGTGTCGCTGACCCGATACACGCCAGCAGGGAAAAACAAACTGCGACGTATCTGTGGATTGGTCTGCACACAGTACAGCTGATACAGCGCACGGTTTATGGCTTCGGTGTCGTCGGTGAGTCCATCGCCCGTGGCACCAAAATCCTTGACCGAGGCCCACTGGTCCATCCAGCTCTGCAGGCTCTGCGTCACTGGCTCGCCCGCTGTGGCTCCGGTCTGCACGGTGTAGCCCGCGGCCGCGCCCTGATAGGTATAGGAACTGGCCACGGCCAAGATATCAGAGAATTCTGTGAGTATTTCGGTGTTGCCGATCACTGGCGCACCTTCGGCCAAGGTGCCGTTGCCGATGAACAGTCTGCGCTGATCCACGGCCCAGCCCAGCTCAGCGCCGGCCAGGGGTTGCGGTAGGTCTTCTTCTAGTCCTTTGCGCTGGGTAACGCGCGAAATCTGTACGATGGCCACTTTTGATTCCTTGGGTAATGCTGTATTTAGCAGCTTAGATAATACTGCTCAACCCTGTGCCACCAGGCAGATCTCGCCCGCTCAAACTCTGCACCTTCCACGATGAACTCTTGATACTGCGGTTCTGTGATGATGTGGCCCTGATCATCCACTTCGGGTCGCACGCACATCAAGATCACTCCCCGCCGTATACGGGTGCCATGCACTTCGTTGTGTGCTTCGGCATAGGCTGCCAGTTGTAGCCGGTAGTCCTCGATCCATTCAGATCGTTTAGGTTTGTTGCTCTGCTTGTAGTCCAGGATCGAGGGTTCACCCTGATGTATGCCGCAACCGTCGGTGGTGCCTGCATAAACCCCAGGAAAATACAGGGGTATTTCTACGCCCCAGAACTCGTTGACATGCTGTAAGCCCTCTCGTATCACCACTTGGGCCATGGCATGACTGGGCCAGGCAAAGGGATTGGCGGGACGTTCTCGCATCTCGCCAGTTTTTACATAATGCTCCAAGAATGTGTGCATGCGCGTACCACGATTGGCAGCTTCGGTGGTGATCTGCTGGGCGCGTTCTGCACCCACCCTCCGGCGCCATTCGGCCAGCGCTATGCGGCTTTCTTGGGGCTTGGTGCGATCCAGGATGGTTGTAACACTGGGAAGTCTGGCACCATCGGGCGTGGCATAGAGCCTCTGGCCCTCTACGGTTTCCCGGGTCAGGGTGGGATATTGATAACGCTGTACTATCAAACTCTAAAACTCTCGCCGCAGCCGCAGCGATCCGACTCATTGGGATTGATGAATTCGAATCCTTCGTTGAGACCCCGTCGCTGATAATCCAAGGTCATGCCACGGAGATACACCAGGTGCTCGGGATTCACATACACCCGGACACCGTTGTTGTCATAGTGTGCCACGCAGTGCTGGGTGCCCTGTTCTTGATCCACGAATTCTAGGGTGTAGGCCAAACCCGAACAACCTGTGGTACGCACACCTACTTTGACGCCTAGACCTTGGCCTCGGCGTTGTATTTGGTTGCGTATCTTGTCAGCAGCGATATCAGTCACAGAGATCATGTTTTTTTCTGTAGTCCTCTATGGCTGCTTTGATCGCGTCCTCTGCCAATATCGAGCAATGGATTTTAACAGGCGGAAGCGAAAGCTCTTTGGCGATCTCTGTATTCTTAATGCTTGTTGCCTCATCAAGAGTTTTTCCCTTGACCCACTCGGTAACAAGGCTGCTCGAAGCAATAGCCGATCCACAGCCGTAAGTTTTGAAGCAAGCGTCTTCGATGATACCTGCATCATTGACCTTTATCTGGAGTTTCATCACATCACCGCACGCAGGTGCACCCACCATGCCGGTGCCTACTGTGGGATCGTTTTTGTCTAGTGAACCCACATTGCGTGGATTCTCATAGTGATCAATGACCTTGTCGCTGTAGGCCATGATTATTTCTTCTTACGCAGGGCTCTCCGTACCAGTGTCTTGACCCTGCCTTTGGCTCGATATCCCATGATGTTCTCCTAAAGAAACAGTGTAGCTGTACTGCGGGTTGTTGTCAACCGTTTAGGTCAGTGTGTTGGCTTTTTTGGCCATCTTGGCCACGATGTCCTGAGCTTTGTTCACTGGCATCTGGGTGACTTCTTTTTCTCCGCCCTTGAAGGTGATCATGCCCGAAGCAGGATCCAAGGGCTCCAGTATGTTGCTGAGCGGAGGTTGGTTTACGATGTCTGCGAGGTTGCTGTCAGTGACATTGATGCCCAGTTCTTGCGCCAATTTCACAAATGCTTGCTGGCTGATCTGTTTCTTGGCGGCAGTGTCCGTGGCGCGACCAGCCAAGAACTGCACCAGACCCAGCAGGCGATCAGGCCTGCCGGTGTCTACTTCCATGATCTTCATTATCTGCGAGCCCGGCCCAGTGCGCCTGCGGTGCCGGTGGGTTCAGCGGGCTCCTCAGCGGGAAGGTTGGCGTCGAGACTGAGATCCAACTCGCCGGTTTCTTCGCCGGCAGCAGGTGCGGGTGCACCGCCACCCATGGCCGCATCCAGCGCAGGAGTGGCCTGCGCCTGACCGGTCACAACAGCCAGGGCTTGTTCTAGTTGCTGCTTGGCTCCCTGGAGATTTTGCACCAGGCCGGACAAGGCAGCAGTGACGTCAGTGTTAAACTGATTGGCCTGTTCCATGCCGATCTGATTGCGTATGCTGTCTACCAATGCTGGCAACTCTTTGAACTGCATCTCAGTGGTATCTTCCAACATGCCCTGCATGCTGTCGACCATGTCCTGGGCTGCCAGCACTACCTGTGCCTGTTGCACTTCGCTTTCGGAGATCCTGCGCCGACGTGCGCGGCTTTCAGTTTTCATCAACGCAGCACCAGCCACCATTTTTTGTTCATCGGGCGTGAGATTCTGTCCCTTGCTGGCTTTGGTCAGTGCGGCTTTGAGCTTGGGATCTTTGGTAGTGGCGATGGTCTGTGTGGCCATGGCCAGTTTTTGTTTGTCTTGTTCTGTGCTGCCCGCAGAGCCTGCTGCAGCGGTCTGTGCTTCCAGTCCCTGCTCTAGGATCAGCATGCGCAGGTACGCGGGATCCTGTTCGCTGTAGTGGCGTGCTGGATTGTTGCGATAGCTTTCCAACAGTCCACGCACTTTGGCCAGCATAGTGCGGGCCTGACCACGAGTGAGCCTATGCAGAGGCAGTTGTGCGCCAAAGTAACTCTCGTATACCTTGGCAAATTGTTGTGTGCGGTCAAGCGCGGCGAGTTCGTGAAGTTTCATGTTGCGATCCTTGAAGTTGTATATATTTAGCCTGTGACATCAATTTAGCCAGCTCCGCTCGCACTTGGTCTAGCTGATTTTGCTTGCTGCTGATCTTGGTCAGCACTCGTTCGCGGAAGTCAGCATCGCGGCTGCGTTCAGCAGCGGCTTTGCGTGCATGGAGATCCTGTTGCAACATGCGTTTGCTGAGATCCAGACTCCAGACATGTCGGGCTAGATTGATGCGATTGTGCTGATCTGCCACACACCAGCTCATGGCCGTGGCACGATTGGTAAACACTGCTATGTCATTGCCATGTTTGATGACCTTGGCACCGTTTTTGTCTGCCATGATAACATAACGCCCAAAGGCAAAAACCGAACCCTGGGCATCCTGTATTATGAGATCATTGATGTTGCGTGCTAGTTCTCGTTCGGCCCAACGATCTAGCTTGTTTTCGGTGTTCACAACCGGCTGAGGTATTCCACTGTGAACCATCCGATTATGGCCAGCATCACGGCCATTACCCCAGTGCCCCAGCTCATGATCTGATCTGTCCTGCGGGTGGTCATTTCTGTGACGATGCTGTGCAGATTTTCGATGCCTTGATTGGCCTGTGTGATTTTTTCGTCCACTGTCTCTAGTTTGAGCTCCAGCAGGCGGTAACGTTCTGCGCATAATTCTACGTGAGCCTCTAGGCTCTTTTTCTCAATGTCGGTGGTATCAACCATGGGTTTCTCCCGGTCAGATATTTAGCGCGTTGAACCAAATGTTTCTTTCCGGGCCCGTGGTTTGCAGGGTAGATGCTTGGCCAGTCTGGGTGTCCTGTATCATGGGCACACCCTGGCAGTCACGGTGCAGAGATTCAAAATCATTGCTGCCCAGCGCCTCCAGTCCAGCCACCACAAAACTGAACTGCCAAATACCATCATGGTGCTGGGGATAGATAATGTCTTCGGGCAAGCATCTCAGACCTATGACTTGCAGCAGTGTCTCCCAGTTACGTTGCTGGTTACGACTCATCATCCATGTGCGCTGATCAACAATGTCTCTGCCGGCTCGATCCCGGAACGGTATCTGGCTGGGACGGAAGTGGCCCGTGACTCCGGTGACCGTGCAATCAAATGCTGTGCGACAAACTATCCTCATCGTGGGTTATTTAACAGCAAAGAAAAACCCCGGATTTTTTAGGTCCGGGGTCTGGGTACGCTGACTGCTGATTAGGAAGTAGCCAGTTTGAAGCCTACGTTGGTGCAGCTGTCGAGCTGGAAGCCACTGTAAGTGATGTTGGCGGTGTCCAGGAACACAGTGGTGTTGGCAAACGCGCCAGTGGGATAAATCGCGAAGCTGATCTGTGCAGCATCAACTTGATAGATCGCCACGGTGCTGACCTGTTGTACGGCCTGGATGATGTTGGCCACGTACTCGTCAACACCTTGCTCACCTGCCACTGTAGTGTTGGCCGTGACTTGGAAGAAGTCCAGCTTGGGACCAGCGAGGTTTACTGGGGTACCAGCAGTGGAAGCGCTGGGGCTAACTGGACCATTGCGGACGTCGATAGCAAATACTGGTTGTGCATCACCATTAACTCTTGTAATTTCAGCCATTTCAAATCTCCTTGAATAGTGGGCTCAGGGCCCTACTGATATTTATACCGATCGTCTAGAAATACTGGCTAGGGGTTGTTTCTCTGCTGATTTCTAGCAGTGAAATCAAAGCGATTAACGGCCTTGGCATAGCCCGAGGGCGTGGCCATGACCCAGCCTTCGTTGCCCGGCACCTGTAGATCCAGCTGCCGCAAGAGATCCATCTTGAGATCATGCAACAACATAAACAGCGTGAATGCCGCGGCCAGCGCTTCGGTGTTGCTGCCGGGACTCTGTAGATATTCGATGATGTTGGCGAATTTGCGCGGGGTGACCTTGGTACGCAACCACTCCCCAAACCCTGCCAGGAGATTATCGAAATTGCCGGTGCGTATGCGATAGTTGATGTAGTCTACACACAGCTTGGCGAGATCTGTGATCTGCTGCTGGCGCAGTTCGGCGGGATTGAACAAGGTATCAATCTTGGCTCCGTGCTGTCGTGTGACCCGCCGTATCTCTTGCACCAGCTTGGAGTTGAGTTCAACACCGCGGCTTTGTATGGGCGAGATCAACAACAAACCCGGTACTTCATCAAATCTCACACGGCTCAAGGGCTGCATGGGCTCGCCCTGATCAGCATACATGCTGTGCATGGCCACGCCCATGTCGCTGTCACCGATCTGCTGACCCAGGCTGCTGCGTGCGGGAATACGGTATTCCACTGTGTTGGGCTGGAACACATAGTTGCCGGCCTGCAGGGGTGGGCGCTGGGTGTACAGGAGATCTCCCTTGACATACCCACGGAAGTTGTCGGGCAAAGCGGCTTCTAGCCGGGGCCAGAGATCTCGATACAATTGCGTGATGCCGGCACGATCTCCACCACGGGTGCTCTGTATCTGTGCCATCATCTCTGGCGAGGTGGCCAGGCCATCATAGCCACGTGCTTCAAATCCCGATCCATCTGTGAGCACAAACTCACCGGTAGAGGGCTTGCGTCCAAATATCACTGCGGGCTTGCCGTCCCATTTCACTGTGGTTGAACCTGGTTCCTGTGCCATGTGTGTGACTATGTCCAGGGCCTGGCGCACACCTGCTGTGCCACGGCGGAACACCAGGTCTTCTAGATGTTCTATGCCCTTGGCCCTGCCGCCCACACCTGCGGTTTCGGCTTCTTGTATGATCTGTGTTTCTACCAAGGGTTGCATGCCCTGATTCACGATGCGATCTCTCAACCGTGCCAGGAAATTCACGTCGCTCTCGGCCACGGTGGTGGGCTCTTGCAAGCCTTCGCGAGCCAGATAATCCCTGAAGTCCTGGAGCTTGACATCGCGCTCGGGATCTCGCGCCAGAGCTGCGTATATCGATTCCACTGTGGCTAGATCTTTCCTGGTTTTGCCTGGACCCAGGATTATCTCGGCCAACTGATCTGGATCCATGGTCACCAGTTTGTCGTTGGCTCTGCTGAACACACCGTTGGCGCCCACTTTGAGCCCTTGTTGTTTGGCTATGCTGCTCATCAGCACAGCGCGATTCATGCCCTTGTAGGCCGAGTCTGCTCCTTGGGCATAGTAAAACGTGCCCCAGTCTAGATCGGGGAAAAACATGAAATCTGTCTGCACGAATCCCGTGCCGGATTTACCGGCTATGGGAGTGCGGAAATGCACTTCACCGGCTTTCTTTACCCAGGTCCTGGGATCCTGTCCGTTCTTGGTGACAAATGCAGTGAGCCGCTGGGCCAGCTCTTCTTTACTGATCTCTCTGGTGTCCACGGCCAGATCTAAATCACCCGAAGTGGCTTTGCGCCCGGTGCTGCCCAACCAGCGTTCCTGGGGGAATTCTATGCCCGTGACGCGCTCGATCCACTGTATTGTGGCTGCCACATCCTGCTGATTGATGCGCTGTGTGAGCGGTGCTCCCGACTCGTCCTTGAAGACATTGCCACCCTCGGTGAGCTTCATTGTTCTACCCCGGGAGTGCGCTTGAATATCCTAGCAAATTTTGTGCTGTCTTTGTTGCGTATGGCATTGAGGAACTTGCGAGTGAGATTTTCAGCCTGCTCGGCGTTGTATTCCCGCTCGATCTGTTCGATGAGTCTTATGGCGTTTTCGATGAGATTCTGTGCTCGTGATTCCAGCATGAGTTTGCGATCACGTTCCACATACAGTGATTCTAGTTCTTCCAGCAGGCTTCGTGTTTTTTTCTGCATATCATGGTGTCCGTTGATTATTTATTGGCGGACCCAAAACAATAAATATCTACTGCAAAAGGATACGCCATGACCAGCGCCATAAACCCCAACAACATTGATCCCAATTATCCCGTGGCCGGAGTGCCCAACAACACCCAGGGTTTCCGGGACAACTTCGCCAACATCAAAACCAACTTCCAGTATGCCGAAGACGAGATCAATGAACTGCAGACCAAGAGCCTGCTCAAAGCAGCCATAGCCGGGCAGACGCTGGACAACAACATGAATGACAATCTCTTGTATGCTGCACGCATCCAGGATTTCGCGGCTACCGTGGTGCAGATAGCCACCACATCGGGCAGCATCGCAGTGGATTACAGCGCTGGTCACTATCAGACCATCTCTACCACGGGATCTGTGAGCCTGAGTTTCACTAACTTTCCAGATTCTGGCATCGCAGGATTCATGCGCATAAGATTCGCCATAACCAACGTGGCCCATACCGTGACTTTGCCTGCGGCTGTGAGCCTGGGCACCACTGGCATACAGGGCTATTCGGCCAATGTCATTACTTTTGCTGCCACGGGAATCTATGAGTTTGGATTCCTCACCATCACTGGTGGCAACGTGATCACGGTGTTTGATCTCAATCGTCCTCTCAGTTATTACACCAATGCAGTGACCATAGCAGCAACCACTGCCAGCACCAGCACCACCACTGGTGCACTGATCGTAGGCGGCGGCATAGGTGTGGCTGGTAACGTCACCAGTGGTGGCAACGTGCGTGTGAACTATTCCAAAGGCGGGATCGGCTACGCCACTGGAGCAGGTAGCACTGTGACCCAGACTGGGAACAAAGCCGAACCCGTGAGTCTGAACAATATTTGCGGTCGAATCACCACCAGCAGCGCCACGCTCAATGCCGGCGTTGAAGTGAGTTTCACGTTCAACAACGAAGAGATCGATGCCACCGATGTAGTGATAGTGAACATAGCATCGGGCGCCACCGCCGGTGCCTACAACGTACAGGTTGATGCAGTGGCCACCAACAGTTGCCGCATATCTATTAGTAATCTCAGCAGTGGTAACCTCAGTGAAGCCCTGGTTCTGAACTACGCCGTAATCAAGTCAGTCACGTCGTGATTGTTGTTAATCCAGGGTGTTGACTATGCGACGCCATTGATCATCACGATCGGGATCATAGGCATTCCACTGTTCGTGGTCTAAAATTTCTCCTAGATGATTTAGCCTAGACTCTTGTATTTCAACCCCCAACACAGGCAGCAGGCATTCCCGCACCCAACAATAGTGTACCCATGGTTGTGGCTGGACTTCATTGCCGCGCCGATGCTGGAATCTCACATGGTGACTGAATTCATCCTGTGCTTGTGTGCTGGTTTCTAGGTATCTGCAATCCTGCCACTGCAGATATCCACGCACTAGGATCTGTAGATTTTGCACGCGCAGATCTGCCTGTGTCTGACCTATGTAAAAATCATGATATTTTTTGACGTCGGGGACTGAGCTGGCGCTGGTCAGCCACCAACGATGCTGACCAGATTGATAGACATTGTTGACGTAGACCGGATCATCTCTGCGCAAATCTTCCCATGATTCATGCTCTAACAATTTGTCAAACCTCTGACTGTACGGCCACTGGAATATCACAGTGTGCCCAAAAACATCATGTTGCAACAATGCGTCAACGAGATACTCGGCACCGGCCCCTATGCCCGAAAGACATATCACTGAATGTGACGGCGCCAGAGCACTGAGTATCTGTGGCCATTCAGGCCAGATGTGCCCGTGCGCAAATCCATCGCCCAGGCAGAATATCTTACTGATAGACATAATGCTCTTGGGTGACCTGTTCATGCTCGGCTTCGTGGAATCTCAGAGCCGCATCGCTGGTCCAGAGATCCGGATCATACAGCCAAGGATTTATCAATCGCCAACGTGCCATGTGATAGGTGTTGTTTCCAAGCATTGCAGCAAATACCGCACGTTGCTCCACTATGTCAGAAAACTCTATATTGCGGACCCTGGGACTCTGGATGGCACGATACGGTTTGAGATAATTTTTAGCAGTCTCGCGCTGCTTGTCTACGAGTTCCATGCCTTGTAGACCGGTCCATTCAGGGGTGTGTTGGAAATAGTGGTGATAGGCCCTGATCCATCTATAAAGTCGACTGCGATATGTCATGGTGGTGATGTTGATTAGATCATGTATTTTGGTTAGATCT